CTTTGAACGTGCGCCACAAGCCTTGAATCGACCGCGCGGATGTGTTGCCAGTGTAGGCCCACAACGCCGCTAAGGAAGGTAAGATCCAATGGGTAGCATAGGGCCGCGTGACCAGCCCGAATTGCCTGTTGATGAAGTAAATGCCGCAATTATGTGCAGCGTGTATGGAGACGGCGCCACCTAATGGTAAAAAGCCAGTCAAGATGTGAAACAAGCAACGCTCAATGAAGAGCGACGGCGTAATGCCGACTTCAAATGCGGCCAACAACACACAAGTGATGTAATAATGGACACCCCGGACACGGTGTTTGATCGCTTCCTCCAAGGATGGCAGGACAAGTCCCACCAAACTCAAAGAGGTAGCAACCTCTTGCCATGTCCAGTATCTATCTATCCTCGTGTATGTGTAGCCGAAAATGTCGGGCATTAAAAATACGCCTAGTGGTCGCCAGCTCCCGCTTTTATAAAGTTCATAGAGCATCTCGAGCCACCCGCCGCTACCGTCGTAACAGTGCAACAGGCCGCCGGACGGATGCAGATAATCGGGGAGAAGTTTCCACGTTACGTAAGCAACGGTCCAGGCAAGCATAAGTGCAATTAGAACATAATCGCCACGGGGCGGTTCTACGTTGATGCTTTTGATTTGCACATCGCGCTCTGCAAAATCTTTGCCATAAGTCTCACGAAGAGTCTCAAGCATGACATTACAATGGCGCGCTGAGCTTGAAAAGGCTGCGCATGCTAGGTTGAAAGCATAATGTTCGAGTGGCGGCGCGCCTAAGGCACGTACGGCCACATAGGTCTTGTCATTCGACACGACGCGTCGCGCTTCAGTTAGTGCTGATCTGAAGGCCATCGCGCCGCGGCTCTTGTCAAGTAACCAATCGGCCATAGCTGCATAGTGGTCGTTGTGAACCCAGAACTGGTAATCCCAACGGCAGTGTCCAGCAAGCAGATTCAGCCCGATGTTGGTCCACGTCTGCGGGAGTACAATTTTGTTCCCGCGAACGAAAGGACCTTTTTCGCGCATTGTCGGCTCACGACACTCCAACCCACGATGCAAACCCATTATTCGGTATGCTACCTTGCGCACCCCACCCTCATGGATGGGAATGGTGTCGCATTCGCGCAAGACCATGTCGCCTTCAACGGCGGGATAGTGCAAGTCGTCGCACGACGGATGGTGGTACGGATGTGAGTCAGCGTCAGGGTACCAAGTGATCAGGTCCCCATCGCGATACCACATCGCTTCACCAAGCGTGCCGTACAACCCGTCAAAGCAGTGACCTATCCAATAAGCTTCCTCATATTGATATGATGAGAGGATCTCAAAGGACAAGCCACGAGGTGCTAAGTTAAGTGGGTCGGTACCAATGCGATAGATATCGCAAAAAACGGCGCATGCTGCACTCCGGCCTTTCTGAGGCAAGGGTCTGCGTTCAATGTCCTGGGGAACAATGTCCCCACCCTTAAAATTAAGGGCCAATGGCGGATAACCCGCCTGTCTGAGAGTTTTGTTAAGGTGATCAACGATACGTCTCTCCCTCCAATTCCCGTACCACAAATCCACCTCAGTGCGCCCTGCAGCAGCGATTTTGGCCAACGCGGCCACTTCCGCTGCCTCACGTAGGGCGTGCTGGATGGGATGTGGGTGCCGAATCACCTTGTCACTAATGCACTTCAATGACGTCGCTTTGACTACGCGTTCGAGGTCCTCTGCTGGGACCTCGTACTGGAAGTCGTCGCGCCACCGAGCAGCGACAACGGAAACTGGGACTTTTTCCGGCACGGGTTTCAGGAGCGAATTTTTAGTTCGCTTTTTCCGGCTGCTCTTCGCAGACTCGGACTTCGCATCAGTGCTTGATGAAGCACTGGACGCGGCATCGAGATTTACGCTCTCGGCATCGGCCTTGGCCGGTTGCGCGCTTGGTTCGAGGACAGGGGTGGCTGACAGAGTAATCGCCGCTTGTGTGCGGATCGCCTCTGCGGCGACGCCTGTAGAACTGGAACTGCGCGCGGGGGCAGAACGGATGCCAGCTTTCTTGCCGGCAGCCTTTCCCTTTCCTGCCATAAGGGGACAATGGGTGGACGTAAATAGTAAGTTTCCAAGATGTGCTTGAAGCAAACGGGGGTCCAG